AAGATTTGATCAACAATAGGAACTTTGTTGAGTCATTCAAAGAGATTATCTTATGCTTTGATAATGATCAAGCAGGTGAGAAGGCTGTTAAAGAAGTCCTTAAAGTATTTCCAATGGCAAAGGTCGCTACACTGCCCTTAAAAGATGCAAGTGATATGCTTGTAGCCGACAGGGGTAAAGAGTTGTTTGAACAAGTGGTATGGAGATCGTCAGTCCAGAGGCAAGGTCAGGTGGTCGATGTAGAGGACATCATTGAAAATGCAATGACGAAACCACAAATGGGTATTAGTTTCCCATGGTCATCGGTGACTAAAGCCTGTTTTGGAATACGACCAGGAACAATTCACTGTGTTGGGGCAGCACCTAAGATCGGTAAGACAGACCACCAGCACCAGCTAGTACACCACCTTGTGTACAATGAGAAGGTCAAGGTAGGTATGTTTGATCTTGAGAATAGCCCAGTTAAGACAGCTAAGAAGTTAGCTAGTAAGCAAGCAAAGAAGGATTTTACTAGACCTGATACTGTGTACCAAGACAGTGAGCTAAGACAAACACTTGAAGGTTTGAATGGTAAGGTTAGGTTTTATGATCGACATGGTTCTCGTGATTGGGAATCTATAAAAATTACTATCACTGAAATGCACTTACTTGATGGTATCAATATCTTTATGATTGACCCTATGACTACACTCGTACAAGGGTGTGATGCTAGTCAAACTAACACTGAGTTAGGTAAGATATGTAGTTCTGCTGCTGACTTAGTATCTGTGTACCCTATCACTATATTCTTTTACTCTCATGTGAACCCCAAACCAAAGGGCAGTATGCCACACGAGAAAGGTGCTAGGGTTTATAGCTCTGAGTTCTTTGGTAGTAGGTCAATGGAAAGGTTCTTTCACTATGGTCATGGTATCAGTAGAGATAGAAGTGATGAGTGTCCACCTGACAGAAAGAATATGTCAGAGTTCTATATGTTGTTTGACAGGGACTTTGGTCAAGGTTACACATGTGATGTATACTTTGATGAAGCTACAGTGACATACTTAGAACCCATGAGAAGGAGTTGGTGATGGCTGAATATGTATTTGATATAGAAGCAGATGGTATTGATGCAACAAAAATCCACTGCATGATTGCTAATGGTGAAGAAGTTGATAAGAGTTTCTTTGAGAACCTTACCAATAATGATGTATTAGTGGGTCATAATATTATTCGTTACGATATAAAAGTCTTAGAAGAGTTGTTAAATATAAAGATTAAAGCACAGCTTATAGATACCCTAGCTCTATCCTGGTACTTGTTTCCTACAATTAACAGGCATGGCTTAGAGCAGTGGGGTGAGCGTTTAAACATTGAGAAGCCAACTATCACTGATTGGGAAAACCTATCTCGTGAGGAATATCTTTATCGCTGCAAAGAAGATGTGAAGATTAACACTAAGCTATGGGGTTTACAGAAGTCTTTGTTGATTAAGATTTATGATGGTGACTATCAACCACTGGTTCGTTACCTATCATTCAAGATGAGGGTGAGTATGCTGCAAGAAGTTTCAAAATGGAAACTAGATGTAGATAAAGCTAACACCTTACTTAATGAGTTAGAGTTAAAGAATGAGCAAGCAATCAATGAATTATCTAAAGTTATGCCTACAGTTCCTAAGATAGCACTTCGTAAACGACCAAAGCTGCCTTATCGTCAAGATGGTTCTCTGTCTGTGGCAGGTGAAAGGTGGAAGGTTTTAGCAGAAGACAATGGGTTTACTATTGAGTACGACCATAAGATAGAAGAAGTAGTAGGTCAAGAAGAACCCAATCCTACTAGCAGCAAGCAGATTAAAGACTGGCTATTTACTTTAGGTTGGAAGCCTATGACATTCAACTTTGTAGATGACAGGGAGATACCCCAAGTAAAAACTAAAGATGGAGAATTGTGTAAGTCTATTAAGAAATTATCCGACCTACACCCAGAGGTCTTAGTTCTCGATTCTATGGCAGTTGTTAAGCATCGTATAGGGTTGGTCAAAGGGTTACTAAAGAATGAGCAGAATGGCTTTGTACAGGCTTGTATACAAGGATTAACTAACACTCTTAGATTTAAACATGCAGTATGCGTTAATCTACCCTCTGCGAGAAAGCCTTACGGATTAGAAATTAGAGGTTTATTGACAGCTAAAACTGATAATACAGAGTTATGTGGCAGTGACATGTGTAGCCTAGAGGACAGAGTCAAGCAACATTATATGTGGGAGCATGACGAAGAGTATGTTAAAGAGATGAGTAAGCCAGACTTTGACCCACACCTTGACCTTGCACTATCTGCTAAAGCTATTACTCAACAAGAGATGCAAGATTATAAAAATGGCAACAAACTTGATAGGATTTCTCAGCTACGATACAACTACAAGGGTGGTAACTATGCACTTCAGTATGGTGCAGGAATTAAAACCCTAGCAAAACAGTTGGGTATTACTATGAAAGAAGCCAAAGTAATCAGTGAAGCATACTGGGAACGTAACTGGAGTGTTAAAGCTATAGCTGACAGCATGGTAACTAAAGAAGTTGAAGGTAGTACCTGGCAGTTTAACCCTGTGTCTAAGCTATGGTACTCATTAAGAAGTGACAAGGATAAGTTCTCAACCTTATGTCAAGGGACAGGAACTTACTTGTTTGATATGTGGGTAGGATTCATCTTAAAAGAAAGGGAGCAACTAACAGCTAACTTTCACGATGAAATAATATTGGAGGTAAAGAAGGGCAACAGAGATAAGTGTGTGAAATTGTTGGAAAATAGTATAAAAAAAGTAAATCGTATGTTAAAATTGAATCGAGAGTTGCAGGTTGATGTACAATTTGGTAACAACTACTCAGAAATACATTAAGGAGATTAAGATGGGATTTGAAAGAAAGTCACAACCAAAAGCTGCTAAAACCATGGAGTATGAGAACCTAACAGAAGGCGAACATGAAGCAAGGTTAATCTATGTAGCTGACTTGGGTATGCAAAATCGTACACCCTTTAATGGTGAGGTTAAACCACCTGCACAACAAGTATCTCTGTGCTTTGAAGTGTTAGGCTCTACTATTAAGATAGATGATGTAGAACAACCTAGAATTATTTGGTCTAAACCTTTTAATATATTTGGTACTATGTCTGGGTTATCTACAGAGTATGAAATGTTTAAGGCTTTTGTACCTACAGCTAAAGAAGATACAATTGCAGATTGGGAGTCAGTATTAGGTGAACCAGTTAATATTATTATCAAACATGTCCACAGAGATGGAGCTGTGTACGATAATGTATCTGGTATTACTGCTATTCCTAGCAAGTATCGTTCTAAGGTAGATAAGGCTGTTACTACTGAGTTTTCTATAGCTGGCTCTGAAGATGTTGATAGCCCTGCTATTAAAAGTTTATTTGGATTAGCTAAGTTTGTTCACGATAAGCGTATTACTGGTAATGTTGCACCAGCTAAAGAGCCACAGCCAGTAATAGAAGAAGAAACTTTTGATGATGCTGTTCCGTTCTAAATGAAAGCCCTGATAGATGGTGACATCATAGCTTACAGGGTAGGCTTTGCTTGTCAGAAGAAGGATAAGGAAACAGGGTTGGTTACGGCTGACCCTTTACCTTATGCTCTCCATTCTACTAAACTGTACGTTAATCAAATCATAGAGGACTGTGGCTGCAACAGCTACACCATATACCTCACACCTAAGACAACCTTTCGTAACAAAGTAAGAGATGACTATAAAGGCAATAGAAAAAATATTGCCAAGCCAATTCATCTTGAGGCTATCCGTACCTACTTGATTAGTATTTACAAAGCTAAAGTGGTAGATAATATAGAAGCTGATGATGCGTTAGGTCTTAAACAAGATCCTGGTACTATGATATGCAGCATAGATAAAGACTTGTTGATGTGTGAGGGTAATCACTACAACTTTGTAAATAAAGTTTTTACAAATGTAACTAAAAAGCAAGGCACTGAATTCTTTTATCAACAAATGCTAACTGGTGACAGTGCAGACAACATTGTTGGTATTAGAGGTTTGGGTAATGTCAAAGCAAAGAAAATCTTAAATAATACCCTAAGAAAAAATTGGGATAATATGATTATTGATAGATATATAGAAGAGTTTGGTTATGATGAAGGTCGTAACAGATGCGTTCAGAATAGCCAACTCTTGTGGATATTACAAAAAAACAAACAAATGCCAATGGATTTTAGTTATGAACAAGTACAGAAGTAAATACGAAGCTAATATAGCTAAGGATTTAAAAGCTAGAAGAATTAAATTTGAGTACGAAACTATAAAGATACCTTATTATTTAAGTAAGAAAGGTAGATGTAAGTTTTGTTCATCTAGTGTAGTGTTTGTTCACAAGACCTACACCCCAGATTTTATAATAGGTTCACTTATTATTGAGGCTAAAGGAAGGTTTTTGCCTTCCGATAGAAAAAAACATTTAATTATCAGGGAAACAAATCCAGATTTAGACATTCGTATGTTGTTTATGCGTGACCAGTGGTGTACTAAAAAGAAAAGAAAAAGATATTCTGATTGGTGTAACGATCATGGTATTAAGTTTGCTTTTGGTACAGCACTACCTAAAGATTGGTTAAAGGAGTCAAGAAAATGATGGATACACTTTATTGCATTTCCTGCGGTACTTGTAATCCTGAGTACAGAATAATTAAAGGAATGAAGTCCTGCAAGATTTGTAGAGATGGTGCTGTACTAACTGTCAATGAAATGATAGATGTTATTAATGACCTACAAGTACAGGGGTTATTACCTAGTAACTTCTTGAGTGACAGAGTAGAGCAACAATTTCAACGAGGGGAGATAGATTTTGATGATGACCTCCTATCCGTTGAACAAGCAATAGCATTAGAAGATGCTATGCGTGATATGTACGACATAGATGAGGAGCGTTAAAATGAACTATAGAATAAGTGACCCAGAATCTAGCAAGATAGCAGGTCAAGAAGCAGAAAGAAGTTTTGCACCAACACAAAGAAAAGGGGTGTTAGAGTTTATTAAAAAACACCCAAACAAAACGAGTGCGGAACTTGGTGATATGCACGAATACTATGATAGGCACATTTTTGCTAGAAGATTACCAGAGTTAAGAAGTAGTGGTAAAGCCATAGTTACAGGTTTTAGTAGTTATAAAAAACAACAGCTTTGGAGTGCAGTAGAATGAAGATATGCGTAATTCCAGACACTCAGGTTAAGCCTGATGTACCACTAGACCACTTGCTGTACGCAGGTAGGTACATAGCATCTAAGAAACCAGATGTCATTGTAATGATAGGTGATTGGTGGGATATGGAATCTCTCTGTTCATACGATAAAGGCAAGGCATCTTTTGAAGGTAGGAGATACAAGAAGGACATAGATGCAGGTAACTTGGCTATGGACTTGTTCTTACAACCTATCAGAGCAGAAAAAGAAAGGTTAAAGGTAAACAAAAAGAAGCAGTGGAAGCCTCGTATGGTATTTACTATTGGCAACCATGAGCAAAGAATTGAAAGGGCTATTGAGAACGATTGTATCCTAGAAGATACTATTGGCTACCAGGATCTTAACTTAGATGATTGGGAAGTAGCTGACTTCTTACAGCCTGTCATAATAGAAGGTGTAGCCTTCAGTCACTACTTTACTACTGGTGTTATGGGTAGACCTGTGACCAGTGCTAGAGCTATGCTCACTAAGAAGATGATGTCCTGTGTGATGGGTCATGTACAAGATAGAGATATAGCTTATGGTAAACGAGCAGACAACGCTAGACTTACAGGATTGTTTGCTGGTATGTACACACAGCATGATGAGGCATACTTAGGCAATCAAGGTAATGGTAGTTGGAAAGGTATCTGGTTGTTAAACGAAGTAGAGAATGGTAGCTTTGATGAGCTTCCTGTATCACTAAATTATTTAAAGAATAAGTATGGAGGATAAGATGACTAAGATGGTTAAAGGTGTTAGTAACTTTCAATGGGGTGGGGATCACTACAGGAAACTACCTATCCAAGTATGGGATTTTATTGCTGCTAACAAACTAGATTACTTCCAAGGTAATGTTATTAAGTATGTATCAAGATACAAAGAGAAAAATGGCTTAGAAGATTTAAAAAAAGCTAAGCACTACATAGATAAAATTATTGAAAACGACTATACGGAGTACGAAAAATGAACCAGTACCAACAGTACATAGCCCTGTCAAGATACGCAAGATGGATACCAGAACTAAACAGAAGAGAAACTTGGAAGGAAACAGTTGATAGATACATGACTAATGTTGTATCTGATAAAGTAAGTAAAGATACTTACAAGCAACTAGAAGATGCAATCTATAATCTAAATGTTATGCCTAGCATGAGAGCCATGATGACTGCTGGTCAAGCTATGGAACGAGATAACACTTGTGCTTACAACTGTAGCTACTTAGCAGTAGATGACCCTAAGTGCTTTGATGAAGCAATGTTTATCTTATTGTGTGGCACTGGTGTTGGTTTTAGTGTTGAGCGTCAGTACATTAGTAAGCTACCAGAAGTCCCAGATGAGCTATACAAGAGCGATACTACCATAGTGGTTAGTGATAGTAAGGAAGGGTGGGCTAAAGCCCTTAGACAGCTAATCTCGTTGCTCTATGCAGGTGAAATACCTAAGTGGGATACACACAAAGTACGACCTGCTGGTGCTAAGTTAAAAACTTTTGGTGGTAGGGCATCTGGTGCTGAACCATTAGAGGATTTGTTTACCTTTACTTGTGAAACATTTGTAGCAGCAAAAGGTAAGAAGCTATCTAGTATTCAATCCCATGACTTGATGTGTAAGATTGGAGAAGTGGTAGTAGTGGGTGGTGTTCGTAGGTCAGCTATGATCTCCTTGTCTAACTTATCTGATGATCGTATGCGTCATGCTAAGTCAGGTGATTGGTTTGTTTTAGATCCACAAAGAGGTTTAGCTAATAACTCTGTATCGTACACAGAGAAACCTGATATGGAAACATTCCTTCGTGAGTGGACTGCCCTGGTAGAATCTAAGTCTGGTGAACGTGGTATCTTCTCTCGTGTTGCATCTAAGAAGCAAGCAGCTAAGAATGGTAGACGAGAACCTGACCATGAGTTTGGTACTAACCCTTGCTCTGAGATTATTTTAAGACCTAATCAGTTTTGTAACTTAACAGAAGTTGTAGTTAGAAATGATGATGACCTTGACACCCTAACTAACAAGACAAGACTAGCAACTATTTTAGGTACTATACAGGCTACCTATACTAAGTTCCCTTACCTAAGAAAGATATGGCAACGAAACACAGAAGAAGAAAGGTTGCTTGGTGTTAGTATGACAGGGATTATGGATAACAAGTTAGTGTCTACAGGTAAAGATGCTAAAGAAATATTGGAGCAACTAAGAGATGTTTCTATACAGACTAATAAAGAATTTAGTAAAAGATTGGGGATTCCACAATCTGCTGCTATTACTTGTGTTAAGCCCTCTGGTACTGTTAGCCAACTTGTTGATGCTAGTAGCGGGATTCATACTAGACATAGCCAGTTTTATATACGGACAGTTAGAGGTGACAACAAAGACCCCCTCACAAGATTCTTAATGGATAGTGGTGTACCAGCAGAACCTTGTGTTATGAAGCCTGATACCACTACTGTGTTTAGTTTCCCTACTAAAGCACCTAGAGGGGCTGTAACTAGAGATGACTTAAATGCTATTGAACAACTAGAAGTATGGTTGATGTATCAAAGACATTGGTGTGAGCATAAGCCAAGTGTTACTATTACAGTAAGAGAGCATGAGTGGCTAGAAGTAGGAGCATGGGTGTTTAAAAACTTTGATGAAATGAGTGGTGTATCATTTCTTCCTCACAGTGACCACTCGTACAAGCAAGCACCTTATCAGGAGATAGAGCAAGACGAATACAAAGAACTTAATAAGTTGATGCCTAAAGATATTGATTGGGAAAAACTATCTGAGTATGAGGTAGAAGATACTACTGTTGGTTCACAAACTTTAGCCTGTTCTGGTGATAGTTGTGAGGTTGTAGATATAGGAGCATAGAAATGGATATTATTAAAAAGTATGATGTAATATACGCTGACCCACCTTGGACATTTAAAACTTTTAGTAATAAAGGTAAAAAGAG